CCTATATCCCCCCTATCTATACCCCTAACCCCCAAAGAAAATATCCCTAAAGGGATACAAAAGAAAGTCCCCGAAAAAGCATATCTTGGGTTTGACCAGTTTTGGGATGTTTATCCCAAAAAGTCAGCCAAGAAAGACGCTTTTGACGCTTGGAAGCGAGTAGACCCGGATGAAGGGCTGGTAAAGCGGATTCTGGAGGCTGTGAAACAGCAAAAGCTGTGGCCGCAGTATTGCGGGGAGAACGCAAGGTATTTTCCAAGCCCGTCAAAGTGGCTGGATGGTGGGTGCTGGGATGACGAACCTTTAGCCGGGGAGGAGGACCCGTATGCCAAGTTTACCTGATGTCTCCGCCTGGCTGCTCTACGATGAGACCGCCATGGACACGCGGAAAGCGTTGTGGTTTGTGGCGGACGCCCAGGATGTGACAGCCCTGGACAACCAGAACGCCGTTTGCCTTGCCTATGGGGCGGGCTTTGAGAACTTCCGGGATGCGGAGCCGTTTCTGAGTGCCTTCCCATCTGTGTTTCTGGCTCTGTCCGACCGTGATACGGCGGAAGCCGTGGCGGACGCCCTCAAAGAATACGCGCCATCTGTGGCCGTGCTGCTGCCGAAGGAAGGGGCCTTCGGGAAATGTTCCCGTATCCGGGACGTGCTGGCTTCCGGCGGGAGAAAGGCCGTGGATCATCTGTTGCTGGGCGCCGTGGAACAGCCCATGGACGGCCTGCTGGACCTGGCGGACGTGGAGCGGAGGGACCCCGGCGCATCCGTCGCCGTCATGTCCGGTCTAAAAGCACTGGACCAGTCCATCGGAGGCTTTGCCCCATCGGAGCTGTCCGTGTGGACTGGAAAGCGCGGCAGCGGCAAGTCCACGCTGCTGTCCCAGCTGCTTCTAAACGCCATCGACCAGGGATTCCCGGTCTGCGCCTACTCCGGGGAGCTGTCGGCCTGGCGCTTCAAGCAGTGGGCTATGCTGCAGGCCGCCGGGGCCGGACATATCGAGCCGAAGCGGAACTCGGTGTCCGGGAAGCTGTATTACTACACGCCGAAGGAGATCGCGGACCGGATCGACGGTTGGTGGAAGGGAAAGTTTTTCCTGTACGACAACCGGGTGGCTGGTGCTGGGGACGAGGACAGTATCATTTCCGTGTTCGAGTATGCCGTCCGCCGGTTCGGCTGCTGTGTATTCCTTGTGGACAATCTGATGACCGCCCGATTCAGCGACCAGAGCGACAAGGACTTCTATCGGGCGCAGAGCCGGTTCACGGGGCGGCTGGTGGAGTTCGCCAAGAAAAACGAGGTGCACGTGCATCTGGTGGCACACCCCCGGAAGGGCGACAACGACAAAAAGAAGCTGCTGACCGCGGACGACATCGGCGGGTCGGCGGACATCACAAACCGGGCGGACAACGCCTTTTCGCTGGAACGGATGGAAGAAAAGGATATCGCGGCCTATGGGTATGACGCCGGGCTGAGCATCCTGAAAAATCGATCCTACGGCTCAACGGCAAACATCCAGCTGGTCTATGACGCCCGGTGCCGCCGGTACACAAAGAAGGGAGAAAGCGATGGAGTCTACGGCTGGGAACGCTGACTGGACCGCCTATGAGCGGGAGAAGAAAAAGCTCCAAGGACTGCCGCCCGAGGAATATGAGGCGGCCTTGAAGGAGCTGGCAAGGAGGATGGGGATTTGATTTTTGAAATTCCGTATCCGCACATCAAGGGGGGAAAAGCGGACTGGAACAAGCGGTTTGGCCTGAATGCGTATTATGCCGGGAAACATTGGTCACAGCGGAAAAAGGACGCGGAGGAACTCCACTCTCTGGCGCTGTGGTCTATGAAAAAGGCGCATATCCGGAAACAGTTCGTCAAAGGCCCTGTCGAAGTCATTTTCCGCTGGAACGATGGGCTTGATGTGGACAACCACGCCGTCATGGGCAAGGCATTTTTAGACGCCATGAAAGGCTACATACTGCCAGACGATAACCGGGAATGGGTGCGGAAAGTTTCTCACGAATTTTGGGAAAACGAGAGTATACAGGTGGAGGTAAGGCCCTATGGGCGAACTTGAACAATACCTGGCCCCCATCCGCCGTTACTCTGCTAACCCCTGCATGGATTGCTGCTTCCCGATCAGCAAGTGTCCATGGCTGCGCGAGGGAAAGCCAGTACCGGGCTGGACGGCCAAGAAACGGACGTTTGTTGTCGGCAGATGCCAGGGCGGCGTAAAGCATTGGGTGACTACATACGCCATCGAGAGCTGCCCGCTGGAAAGGAAGAGAGCATGATGGATGATACAAAGCGCGCCCTGCTGGGCGACCACGAGGCGGCGAAGCGGCTGACGGATGCAGGGGTGCTGCTGCCGTGCCCGTTCTGCGGCGGAGAAGTCTACGAAAACCAATGGGTAGATTGCAAATATGAGAGCATCCGAGTTGTCATGCAATGCAAGAGGTGTACCGTACAAACGCCGATTTCTGTCAGTGTTAGGCGCGCCCGCCTGGAATGGAACACTCGCGCGCCGATCCTGAGCGCGGAGGAGATGGAGATGCTGGATGCCAAAGATTGAACTATATCACGATAATTTTCAAAACTTCAAGCGGTACAACATCCCAAAGGCCCAACTTGTGATTGCAGATATCCCGTATAACATCGGAGCGGATGCCTATGCCAGCAATCCCGTGTGGTATCAGGGCGGAGACAACAAAAATGGGGAGAGCAAACTGGCAAAGCAGAGTTTCTTCCACACAGATGGGACATTCAAAATTGCGGAATATATGCATTTTTGCAACCGTCTCTTGAAAAAAGAGCCAAAAGAAAAGGGACAGGCCCCGGCCATGATTGTATTCTGCGCATTTGAACAGATGCAGACAGTGATTGACTATGGAAAGCGATATGGCTTTTTACATAACTATCCCCTGTTCTTCGTCAAGAACTATTCCGCGCAGGTTTTGAAAGCCAATATGAAGATCGTTGGTGCCACAGAGTTTGCCATCGTGTTGTACCGAAACAAACTGCCAAAATTCCGCAATAACGGCCATATGGTATTTAACTGGTTTGAATGGCACAGGGACAGTGCCAAGGACTACCCCAAAATCCATCCAACACAAAAGCCCGTTGGATTGCTGAAGCGGTTAATCGAAGTCTTTACAGATCCGGGGGATATTGTGGTTGACCCGTGTGCTGGTAGTGGGGCCACCCTTCGGGCCGCTTATGAGCTGGGGCGAAACTCTTATGGGTTCGAGGTTGACCGGAATTTCTATCAAAAGGCAGTAAAAGAAATGATTAAACCGGCGACAAGAGCGCCAGAGTTTGAGCAGATGGAGATGCTGGAGGGGATGGAATGAGCTTCGGATACGACTACACCCATTCCGCTGTTGATGGAAATGGAGTGGAATACATTAGCTTTATGTTAGAACCGGAACGGATTGACGGAAACGGGTTGCGATACGGAAAGGCTGTGCATATCGACATTGACAACAAGAGGCAGAAAACTATGGTGTACACATTCGACTGGATACGGGGTGGCCCCGCAAATCACGAGAAGATTGTCGAGCTGAAAGATGAGGTTGTAGGAGATGTGGAAATTCCTGACCTGATGGAGAGGCTGGGTATCGAAGTAAAGGAGGCCCAGCCATGGGCATGACACGGGAAGAAGCGATTGCTGAGATCAAATACTACATGGAGAGCGACAGCTATGCAGATGCGCCATCCAACGAAGCCTGCAAAATGGCAATAAACGCCCTCCGCCCCGTCAGCCGGGAGCAGGTGGAGAAGATGTGGACAGGATGTGAGAAATGCCGAGATCAAGCTAACTGGCCGTCTTGGATTGAAAAGGGGTTTGTTTACTGCCCAAAGTGCGGAACGCCGCTTACATCGTGGGCATGGGAAAAACAAGTGGAGAGATTGGAGGCGCTGAACGATGCCGTGGATTGATGCGGGTGCCTTAAAAGAAAAATACGCAGACCAGCTTAGTGTACAGCGGGTATTTGGCTATGATGCGGGATTTGTTGCTGGGATTCTGGCCGCTTTGGAGATGCCCACCCTATCCCCGCCGAACGAGCCGCTGACGCTGGACGAGCTGCGGGAGATGGACGGGGAGCCGGTGTGGTGCAAATGGCTACTCCCGGAAGATAAAGCCATTGAGCAGGGAAAGTGGTTTATCGTTATCTCCGGAGACAAGGCAGGGCTGGAGATAAAGAGGCCGGCCGAATACGGGTATCATTTTTGCAAAATTGATGATTACGGCAAGACGTGGCTCGCCTACCGCCGCCCGCCGGAGGGAGATGAGGATAAATGATGTTCCGATGGATAGAGCATTTTTTTTGCAAGCACGAATGGGAAATCTGCCGAAAGATCGAACCGTTTGCTAGCCTTCGCGGAGAGCAGCTTTATCGGGTCTGCCGAAAATGTGGAAAAATTGAGCCGCATATTTACCGGGAGTTCGATGGAGGTGGGTATAAGTGATGGACATTGAAAAGCTGATTGAGAGCTCGGAACACTGCGATTTAGGTGACTGTGCTAACTGTCCAAGTTGTGGCCGTGTCTGCTGCAAAGAGCGGACCATGGGGGAGTTGGCACGAGAGGTCAAGCGACTCCAAGCCGAAAACGAGAAGCTGCGGGCCGATATTATTCGGTTTAATGATTTGCTTGCAAGCTACCAAAATGTGCTCGTTCCAGAGCTGCGGGCCGAGCTGGAGCAGGTGAAGCGGGCTCTCGCTATGATGTGGTTTGCATATGTAAACAGCGACAAAGAGACCCCGCACAGCTACGAAACCGAGGCGCTGGTAGAGGCCGAGCATATCTTGGGGCCGTGGTCTGAGTGTATGCCGATCTATTTAAGCCGCGGCCAGAAGGAGGAATGAGCGTGGAGCGGTTAACGTTTGAAGGAAATTTTTGCGATATTGCTATGTGTAATGAAGTGCGAGGTGGGTCCTTTTGCGAAAATGGGGATTGCTCTCAGCGAAAGATATGGGAGCGGTTGAAAGTTATTGAGGACATCTTGGGCGACGAGTACGATCTTGACCGCCTCCACGAGCTAGCCAAGGCGGATAAGGAGGACGGCACGGAATGAATACACCTATGATGAATTTTATTCATACACCGTACGGCTACTGCTACTACGATTTAGACAAGCCAGTTTCGGACGGTGGGACATACCTCATTTTTGGGCTGTTTGTATACCCGGAATACCGAAGAAATGGTCATTCAAAGCGGATGTTGCAATTCCTGATTGATGAAATCAGAGGTACTGGATATTCCGGGCCAATTTACGTTAAAGCTAAACCGGAAGGAAACAGCATAAACGTTGATACGCTGTCTATGTATTACCGTAAAATGGGACTTACAGTCAGTACACCGGCCTGAAAGATAAGAATGGGAAGCGGATTTTTGAGGGGGACAACGTCTATGACCCGCACGAGAACTCAATATACACAGTAGAGTGGAACGAAAATAATGCGATTTTCCAGATGGCACATGACTGGCGCAGAAGGAGCGTGGAGACGGCATACTACTGTGAGATCATCGGCAACATCTACGACGGGGAGGGCGACAATGATTAAACTGAAAAACTGCCCGCATTGCGGCGGAGAAGTAATGCTCTGTAAACTGAATACTATGGTTTCTGTTGCAGAGTTTTCTATTGTCTGCACAGAGTGCGGCTTGGAAACTAGAATCTATGTAAATCCCATGGCAAACTGTTGCTTTGACATGGGCGAGGCGGTCAGGATAATTACCGAAAAATGGAACAGGCGCGACGGGGAGGGAGGCAAACAATGACTGAAACCGAAGTAATCTCCATTGATCGTCACGGCCAGCGGAAGGAGTATCCGTCGATCAAATCTGCCGCAGAGGATGTTGGTGTTCGCCCCTGCCAGATTTCTACCGCCTGCGTTACCGCCCACCGCTGCGCGGGACGGTATTGGATCAAAAAGGAGGATATGGATGGGTGAGTTCCCGGAAAGGCTGAGAAGGCTTAGAGAGAGAAACAGACTGAGCAGATATAGGCTTTCTGAGCTGTGTGGGATATCGTCTGACCAAATCAGAAGATATGAACTTGGGAACAGAAAACCAGGAACAGACGCTCTGGAGGCGATAGCTGATTATTTTGAAGTGTCGACAGATTACTTACTTGGACGAACAGACTGTCCATGCGTAGTTAAACCTTTATCGTCTCATAAGAAAATTTAAAAATTCCTCCTTTTTGAGGAATTGCCAGTTGAACTTATGCGACAATGGAGCATGAGGGAGTGACATCCCCATGCTCCTTCTTTTCCTCTCCTTTCGGGCTGTGACCAACCACGGCCCAAAGGACAACCCACTCCCCCGGCAGGGTATCTAGTGAGCAGATATTAAACGGAAAGGAGAGCCTCTCTTGTACGTTTCCTGCCGGGGGACTCCCTTCACGTTAACCTGCTCCAGAGTTTCGCAATCGAAGCCGACACGCGGAGCAGATAACGACTGAGCGGTGGCGGAATAAGTAGACGCAAGTGGTTCAGGCATGAGAACCCCGTAGAGTGTGCGCACACGAAGCGGAAAAGATGCCATGTGAGGTGCAAATCCTCACCCGCTCAAACAATATACGGGTGTAGCTCAATGGAGAGCGCCGGTCTCCAAAACCGGAGGTTGGGGGAACAGAGCCTTCCACCCGTGCCAATCCCTGTATGACAATGGTCTTGGTCCATATCACCTGAACAGGCGATGGCGGCTTGCAACGCAGCAGGGAATATATGCCGCACGAGCGTATCAGCCCACGATCAGGGCCGGAGGGTCGCGCCCTCCATGCGGCGCCAAATAGGGCGTGCCCGTCTCGCTGAAAAGATGGGAGGGACGGGTACGGGGAATTTTTAATCGAGGTGGTGAGTCCATTGTGGCAAAAGGCAAGTATCAGAGATGGCTGGAGTCGGATGGGCTCCTGCTGCTGGAGGGCTGGGCCCGGGATGGGCTGACCGATGAACAGCTTGCCGAAAAGATGGGGTGCGGTGTGCGCACTCTGTATGACTGGAAAGAACGATTTCCGCAGATTTCGCAGGCCTTAAAAAAAGGCAAAGAGGTAGTTGATTACCAAGTTGAAAACGCCTTGTTGGTTGCCGCTCTAGACGGGAACACCACGGCCCAAATCTTTTGGCTGAAAAACAGAAGACCGGACAAGTGGAGAGATAAACCGCCTGAACAGGTGGCTGGTGGGTCCGGTGCAGAGGATGACCCCATCACCAAGAGCTTGAAGGAGGAGGCGGAAAATGGCCTTCTCTGAGAAGCAGCGGCAGATCATGCGTTTCCCGTATACCAGCTATGACGCCCTCATCTGTGACGGCGCTGTCCGGTCTGGTAAGACCTCCATCATGTCCCTGTCTTTCTTCCTGTGGGCGATGGGAAATTTCAACAACTGCGCGTTTGCCTTCTGCGGGAAGTCCGTGGGTGCGGTGGAGCGGAACATCGTGGTGCCGCTGCTGTCCGTGGTCTACCTGAAACGGAATTTCGATATCCGATACAACCGGGGCGATCATGTGATCGTTGCCCGACGGGGGAACCGGGAGAACCGGGTTTATCTGTTCGGCGGAAAGGACGAGAGCTCGTACACCTTGGTGCAGGGCGTGACGCTGGCGGGGGTACTGCTGGACGAGGTGGCGTTGATGCCCAGGTCCTTTGTGGAACAGGCGCTGGCCCGGTGCTCTGTCAAGGGGAGCAAGATGTGGTTCAACTGCAATCCGGAGAACCCGCAACACTGGTTCCGCCAGGAATGGATTTTGCAGCCGGAGAAGCACAACGCTCTCCACCTGCATTTTCTGATGGACGACAACCCGTCTCTGGACGAGGAAACCAAGGCGCGGTATCGCTCCATGTACAGCGGCCTTTTTTACGAGCGGTACATCCTGGGCCGCTGGGTCATGTCTGAGGGCCTGATCTATGACATGTTTGACCCGACGGAAAACGTGTATCGAGAGCGGCCTGCCGGGATGTATGACCGTTCTCAGCGCTATATCGCTTGTGACTACGGCACTACCAATCCGACGGTGTTTCTGGATATTTATGACGACGGAGAACACATCCGGGTAGACCGGGAATACCGCTGGGACAGCCGGAAAGAGCGCCGGCAGAAAACAGATCAGGAGTATGCCGACGACTTCTTGGAGTTCATGGGCGGCACGGATGCCACGGTGCTGGTGGACCCGTCCGCAGCGTCCTTCATCGTGGCTCTGCGGCAGCAAGGTGTATACGTCCGGGAGGCGGACAATGATGTGCTGGATGGGATACGCAAAACCGGAGTCCTGCTGAACCGACGGGAAATCCTGATCCATGAGCGGTGCTCCGGCCTGATTGATGAGCTTGGGACTTACTTATGGGACAAAAAGGCGTCCCTGAGAGGTGAGGAGAAGCCGGTCAAGCAGCAGGACCACGGGCCGGACGCCCTGCGCTATTTTGTGAATGATTTACCCGATTGGAGGTTTGAAGGTGTCCAGACGGCATAAGACCCGCCCTGCGGGGAATCAACCGAATACAGAGGCGGTCAGCGTCCAGGACGCGTTCTCCAATCCCCTGTTCCGCCTGGGGTGGGGCAGTCAGTCCCCCTTGGAGGCCACAGAATACCCCTTAACCCGGATGACCGACAACTACGCCCTGCTCAATTCGCTTTACCGGGACAACTGGGTGGTGCAGAACGTGGTCGGCCTGATGGTGGATGACATGCTGCGTGAGTGGTACAAGCTAAAGGGCAGCTATACTCCGGAGGCCCTGGACGCCCTGAGCAAGGTGGAACGGGACACAAGACTGCGGGAACGGATCAACGAGGGCCTGCGCTGGGGGCGTTTGTATGGCGGCGCCGCGGGACTCATTATGATCGATGGGCAGGACGACCTCTCCAAGCCCCTGGACACGGATATGATCTACCCCGGCAGCTTCAAGGGCCTTTACATTTTGGACCGCTGGCAGGGCATCACGCCCAACATGGAGCTGGTCTTTGAGGGTGGTGACCCGGTCCCCGAAAGCTACTCCATCACCGACGCCCGAGGCCGCACGGTGGTCAATGTCCATCACTCCCGGGTGGTTCGGTTCACCGGCCGGGACCTGCCGTTTCTGGAGCGGGTGGCGGAGATGTACTGGGGCGAGTCCGAGGTGGAGGCCCTGTACAAGGACGTGGTGGCCCATGACAACGTGAGTGCAAACATGGCGGCGCTGACGTTCCAGGCCAATATCAACACCATGGAAGTCAAGGGGCTGGAGCAGTTGTTCTCGATCGGCTCCAGTCAAGCCCAGCGGCGGTTCTGGAATGTGATGCAGGCCCAGAGCGTGCTGCGGTCCAATTTTGGCACGCAGCTTGTGGAACAGGGCAATCAGATCAGGAATACGCAGTACACCTTCACTGGTCTGCAAGAGGTCTACGAGTCCATGTGCCTGAACCTGTGCGGTGCCTCTCATTACCCTGTGACAAAGCTGTTCGGGCGGTCTCCGGCAGGCATGAACGCCACCGGGGAGAGCGACCTGAAAAACTACTACGACTATGTGGGCAGCCAACGGGAGGCAAAGGTGAGGCCGGTCCTGCAAAAGCTCCTGCCCGTGCTGGCGTTGAGCGCGTGGGGAGAGGCGCCGGATGATCTGGAGGTTACCTTCCCGCCGCTGTGGACACCCACGGCGACGGAGACAGCGGAGATCGCACTGAAAAAGGCGCAGGCCATTCGGGATACTTTCCAGGCCGGATTGTTCCAGGCAGACACCGCTATGAAGGAGCTGAAAAAGCTGGAGGAGGAGACCGGAATGTTCGGCAGTATCAGCGACGAGGAAGTAAATACCGCTGCCGGGAAGAACTACCAGGATTTGACCGCCCTGCGAGACCCTCTGATGGGGCTGGGATATGGTGAGATGAATGCCGACACTGAACCGGGCGCCGAATGAGCGGGAACAGCAGAAGCTGATCGAGATTTTCCTGAAAGCGGAGACAGACATTATCAACGAGATCGGGCGCCTCCGGTCCATGGGAAATGTGGATTACCACGCTGTGGCGACTCTGGAGCGGGTACAGGCCATCCTTCGCAAGATGGAGTCTGACTCCTGGGAATATGTGCCCCGGATGATCGAGCAGATGTTTTACGTTCGGGTGCCGGAGGCCCGGCGCATCGCCGGAGAGACCCCGGCCAAGCACTTTATGGGCTATATCAATGCCATGTCGCTCACGGGTGAGCAGACGGCCATTGTGGACACGCTGGTGCAGAACCTGATGGGCGAGATCACCGATTCGGCCATGACGGCCATGGCGACCGTGCAGAGCGCCGTTGTGGGCCGCACAGAGCCGGATGTGTACCGGCGGGTGGGGCTGGAGCAGGTGGCCCATATGCAGGCCGCAGGGCGCGGGGCGAACATCACCGTGCCCGGATTTGTGGAGGCCCTGCGGCGGGAGGGCATCACGGCCTTTGTGGACAGGGTGGGGCGCAACTGGTCTTTACATACCTACTGCTCCATGGTGACCCGCACTACGTCCCGGCAGGCGGAAGTGATGGCGGTGCTGACGGCGGACCCGGAGCAGGACCTGTACCAGATTTCAAGGCACGGCACCACCTGCGGCCTGTGCGCCCCCTATGAGGGCAGGGTGTATTCCAAGAGCGGCGCCGACCCGGACTTCCCGCCGCTGGCGGACGCGTTTGGAAAAGTGGACCCGGATGGGCCGAACAGCCTGACAAACACCTATCTGAACATCCACCCCAACTGCCTCCATGTGCTGCTCCCATGGACCCCCATGGGCCGGACGCCGGAGGAAATTCAGAAAATCAAGGACTTCTCCAGCCCGGCCAGGAACCCGTACAGCGTGGACCCGCGGACGGAGAAGCAGATTAAGGCATACCGGAACAAGGAGACGGCCCGGCGGCGCTGGCTGGCGGATTACCGCCAGTGGGAGCGGTACCGCATGACGCTGGGGGATTCGGTCCCCAAAACCTTCAAGACCTGGCAGGCGCATAAAATCGCCGGTGATGCCAAATACAAGGAATGGCAGAGTCTGTATCGCTGGGAAAACAAGCGTCTCAGCTTTCAGCCGCTGATTGGGCAAAGGACAGCGACGGGAATAGAGATCACAGGGATTTCAAGACACGCTGTTGATAGGGCGGTTTCGCGAGGCTTTGACATGGAGGGAGCACTGGATGCCTTGCAGAATCCCATTAAAATTGGTACAATCAAAATAGACGATCATGGTATGCCAAGTCAGAGATTTCGCGGGAAAACTGCGGAAATTGTTGTGAATCCGGAAAACGGCAATATCATCAGCGGATGGAGGAAGTAGTGATGCGTCTCAAATTGACCGCCGGACAATGGGAGTTTCTCAAATCGCTTGGAGTTGAGGATAGGGACTATTCGCAGGATGAAATAGACGATATTGTCATAGAAGCATTGGCGGATGAACTCATGCGGCATGGCTTTACAGAGAAGCAGGAGGATGTCAACGAAATTGGTGCCGCCTGTGAAAACATGATTGATGCGATTGAGGGACAGAGATGACAAAAGAACTGCTGGATGCAATTCAGAAGGCACTGGATCAGGGCTTTCGGGTAGAGCTGATTAAGCTGAAGAGTGGGGAGATACAGGTCAACACCGTGTCCCGAAAATTGCTGAAATAAATACCGAACCCACGCCCGGAACGACGGGCGGGAAGGACCGAACGAGGTCAGTTATTGCAGATTTTGCAATAGCTGGCCTCTTTTTTCTTTGTTTTACGAGGTGAGAGCATGGACGACAACCGGGAATACATCGAGCTTTTGAAAACGTCCCTGGCCGGTGAGAACGAGACCATCCGAATGTATCTGGCCTGCATGGCTGTGGCGCCGGAGAGCGCCATCCCGAAGCTGCTGGAAATCCAGGCGGACGAGACGGACCACGTGGCGATTATCAGTGATTTGCTGCTGGAGGCCGTGGCCGGAGAGAGCGCGGACCAGGAAGAGCTTGTGCCGGGGGTGGAGTGATGGCGGTTGCATACTACGGGGACCGGATATCGCCTCACATGACGGACACGCCGGAGGGCTTTTTGATCTGTCACGATGTCCCCATTGCCCGGACAGGGCCGCAGGACTATCTGGCCCGGGAGATGATGCTGGATGGAGACCCGGAGCGGATCGTGACGGTCCAGCGGCACCCGGAGGATGTGTTTGAGGCGGCCACCCTCGCCAGCTTCGAGGGCAAGCCCGTGACCGACGGCCATCCGCCGGAGAATGTGGGGCCGGAGAACTATTCGGCGTACACGAAAGGACACGTCCAGAACGTCCGCCGGTCCGGGGAGTACATCGTGGCGGACCTGTACATCAACGACGCCAACCTGGCGGAGGAAGTCCGGAACAACGTCAAGCGGGAAGTCTCCTGCGGGTATCTCTGCAGCTATGTGCCGGACGGAGCCGGATACCGGCAGAGCAACATTCGCGGCAATCACGTGGCCGTCGTGCCGAAAGGCCGGGCGGGGGCCGCGGTTGCAATACAAGACACCGCCCCGGAGGCGGAGAAAGGTGGAAACAAACACATGAACGAATTCTGGAAGTCTGTCCTCCACGCCTTTGGAATGGCGGCGAAGGACGCCAGCCCGGAAGAGCTGGACAAGATGGTGGAGACTGCTGCCACCGCGCTGGACGCTGAGCCCGCCGAAAAGGCGCCGGAGGCGGCACCCGCGGAGGAGAAGCCCGCCGAGGACGCGGAGACCATCGAGGCCCCGAAGGGGGACGACATCGGCTCCAAGCTGGACCGCATCCTTGAGATGCTGGAGGCCAAGAGCCGCGGCGGCGAGGGCGAGCACCGGCTTCACGACGAGAGCGACATTGACGAGGAGATCAAACGCCTGCTGGGCAAGGAAGAGGAGGGCAAGTCCATCACCATCCCTGTGGAGAATGACGCCTGTATGGACGATGCCACCAAGGACGCCGCTGTGGCTGTCCTGCGGAAAGTCCGCCCCGCTGTGGCCGCTATTGAGGACAAGCACGCCCGGGCGAAGGTCACCGATGCCCTGCTGTCCGCCGTGCGTGGCAAGGACATGATGGGTGAGATCGCCAGGGCCGCGCAGGACAGCGCAAAGGCCGCCGCTGAAAAGACAAGCAAAAACACTTATGAAACCATGTGCGCGGAGTCCGAGGCCAGCTATGCGGCCCGGAACCCCCACAAGAAGAAGGAGGAGGACTAACCATGGCACTGAATCCCCAGGTGATCGGCACCAGTATGCCCCACGGTTTTGCGGGGTGTTATGCGAGACAACCTGATATGATCGTCGAGACCCGCCCCTGCGGCGGCGATGACAAGATCGTGTTCGGAACCCCTGTGAAGTACGATGCGAACGGCAATGTGGTGGCATTTGCCGGAACCGGTACCACCGCCACGCAGTTTGCCGGTGTGGCTGCCGCGGAGATCAAGAGCGCTCTGACCTATCTGGACCCCGGCAACGGACAGTTTGCTCCCGGCGAGGCGGTGGGTGTGTTCCAGCGGGGCAGCATCCATGTGAAGTGTTACGGCACCACAGCCCCCAAGCTGGGCGGCGCGGTGTATGTGCTGCTGAACACCACGGAGACCGCGGGGCTGTCCAACGTGCCTGCCGGTTCTTTTACGGCGATGGCGGACGGCACCACAACCGCCAACACCGTGCAGCTGACAAATTGCCAGTGGGGCGGTCCCGCTGATGCAAACGGCGTGGCCGAGCTGGTCATCCTGACCCGCGCCAACGCCTGAAAGTCCAATGGTATGAAGTCAAGTAGGTGATGCAAGAAAATTTTAAGCGAAACAGAGTAAAAAGCACTGTGTAGACAGCAAAAAGGCAACACCAACCAAAGCCCTGTCCCTGAGAAATTTTGAAACAGGGCCTATGAGTCAGAGTGGCAAGCTGCGCTCTCAGCCCTCCGGCGGGATATACAGGCGGTTGTCCTTTAGCAGCCGAAAGACCAACCGGACCAGTTTTCTGGCAGTTAAAGCGAGTGCGCGTTTATGCTGGTACTTGTTGACCTCTTTGAATTTGAGGTCATAGTAACGCCGGAACTCGGAGTCGCATCTTCTCACGGAGTTGGCGGCTTCCAGCAGGTAGTAGCGGAGATAGCGGTTGCCGGATTTAATCATTCTGGAGTGTTCGGCCTCGAAGTCGCCAGACTGGCTCCTGTTCCAGACAAGGCCGGCGTATTTGGCAACCGAGGCTTGGGAATCAAAACGGTGGATATCACCAATCTCAGCAATGATACCGGCGGAGTAGACCTTGCCAATACCGGGGATGGAGGTCAAAGTGTTCGGAATGATTTCAAACTGCTGTTCAATGGCCTTATCTAATACTTTGACCTGCCCTTTCAAGGCGCGCATGGAGGCAATAGAAACAGCCATTGCTTGGTTTACAGTGTCGTTTACTGTTTTGGGCAGCCGATAGGAGCCTTTGGCTGCAGCCCGAACTGCCTTGGCGGTAGCATCCGGGTCAGCAAATTTGCCACGGCCTGTTTCAGTAATAAAGGCAGTCAGTTCCTCCAGGTCGGCATTCGCCAAGTCATCCACGGTTTCAAAGTGTTCCATGAGTGCGATGGTGGTGGCGCTGGTGTTCTGAATGTCTTTGTCCTGGGCCATGCCGGAGCATTTGAGGAATAAGTAGTTGGCGAACCGCTGCTTCTCCCGGGTCAAGTTTTGGATGACATCAAATCTGGCTCTGGTAAGGGTTTGCAGGGCTTTGTAGCGGTAATCGTCCATGTAGACCTCCCTGTTGATTCTGCCGAAACGGAGATGGTCGGCAATCACAAAGGCGTCCACCCAGTCGTTCTTTGGCAGGTCAGAATAGGCTTCCTTGAATTTCCGCACCTGCTTTGGATTTAGAACATGGATTTTCCTCTGAAACCGCCCCAAGCGGCCATCCTCACGAAGAGCATAGACTAGGCTGTCCCCGTAGATGGAGGTGGCCTCCAGGCCAATCACCACACGCTCAAGCTGCATGGAGCCAAGTGCCGATACGATTCTCTCTGATAACAGTTTAGCACCGCCAAGGTTATTCTGCACGGAGAAGCTGGAGTGTTTGCTGCCGTCCGGTTTCATCAGGTAGGCCACATTGTTCTTGCTGCTCACATCAATGCCAACGAATAGTGGATTCACAATTTTCACCTCCCCGCATGGAGATTTCAGGCCAGCAGGCTTTGAGATACCCATGATAACCGGAGCATCTGGCACCCTCGCTTATCAGAATCATTCCTGGGCAGACCAATGCGATAGCCCTCACTGCTGAAAGGGCGGTCTTGTCCCAGGCAAACAGCCAATGAGTTTGCAGCTAACTTCCGGTTCAGGGGAACAGACTTTCAGTGAAGTAGCCTTACGGCTCAACCGGAGGACTCAGAACTTGACCCTGCTGTCCTACAGCTATTGTATCACGGGCACCTCAAAGCCTGCTGATACCTGAAACTATTAACTTTGAAACTTATTATACGAGGAGGACTAACACATGAGCTTTACCAATGTTGGAACCACCAACGCCGGGGTGTTCACCGCCCGGACCCAGGGCGCAGTGACCGGCGTGCCCACCATGGACGCAAACGGCATTCAGTCCGGAAACGCGTTCCTGGTCTCCGAGCTGGAGAAGCGGGACCCGCTGATTCGCAAGCCCCTGACCAGCGTTACCTATCCCCGCGACATCGTGATCCAGTCCGGCGGCGGCTGGGTGGATTATGTGTCCGCCATGACGGTGGCCTATGGCATGACCGGAGGCGCGGGCGCATCTCCTGTGACAGCAGGCAGTGCCAACGGCATCCCCATCGTGCAGGCCAGTGTGGACAAGGGCGTGTTCAAGGCCCACACCTTCGCGGCGGCCCTGCGGGTCATGTGGCAGGATATGCAGCGGGCCAACTACATCGGCCGGTCCCTGGACAATCTGCTGCAGGACGGCGTGCGAATGTCCTATGACAAGCACGTGGATCAGAACACCTATACCGGAATCACTGAGTATGGCACCACGGGCCTTGTGAACAGCCCCCTGGCGACAGAGACCACCGCCGCAGCCACCGGCACCAGTTCCGGAACGGAGTGGAGCACCAAGACGCCCGATCAGATTCTGAACGACGTGAACACTGCCCTGCTGACGGTTTGGGCGGCCAACGGCTACGACCTCTCCGCCATCCCCAACCACATCCTGCTGCCCTATGAGCAGTATAACTACATCATGACCACCAAGGTAACCGACCTGGCCACTGAGACCATCTTCGACTTCCTGATGAAGAACAACGTGGCGGCCAAGAACGGCGGCGACCTGTTTATCGGCGCAACGGCCTGGTGTAAGGGTGCGGGCTCCGCCGATGCAGACCGCATGGTGGTGTACGTGAACCACGAGCGGTTTGTGAAGGAGGACGAGCTGGTGCCCCTGAGCCGGATCATGTCTCAGCCCAATGTGGAAAACGTCTGCTACGACACCGCTTACATGGCGAACCTCTCTGAGGTGGAAATCTTCTATCCCACCTCCATCCTGTATGTGGACGGAATTTGAGGTGGCTGTATGTTTGTGCTGAGCAAACGGAACATCATCCTTCCCGCGCCGGATGGCTCCGCGGCTGTCCGGCTGCGGGCGGGCATGATGGAGACCGTGCCGGACTGGGCGGCGGAAACGCCTTACTTTAAGGCGCTGGTGAGGGACGGGAAGATCGTGCCCTCCGGAACCTCCGACAGGGAGACACAGACGGCGGCGGAGAAGAAGGTCAAGACCCGCCGGGGAAAAGAGACGACTGAGGAGTAAGAAAGGAGACTGCGGGCATGTACGGCTGGGGCAAACCTCAATTTTTCGGTGTGAAGGCCGCTGCGGCCAACATCGGGCACAGTGTTGGAAATTACACGGTAGAGGACTTCCGCACGGACTACCCGCAGTTTTTCAACAAAGAGGGATACTTCCTGGGCTCTCTCCCCATGCTGGAACAGATCATCCGGATGGCGAATGGGAGCATCCAGCCGGACCGGTGGCTGGACGGTTGGCGGTATGCCGTGGGGCTTTACGTGGCCCACTACGCCACCCTGTCCCTGAGAGGGTATGCGGAGAGCAACGAGACCCCCCAGCAGGCCGCCGCCTCCGGGGCGCTTGTGGGCATGGTCAAGAGTGCAACACTGGGCGACGCCTCCGTCACTTACGACACCGCCGCCATCACGGCGGGCACCGAGGACTGGGGCGACCTGAACTCCACCACCTACGGGCAGATTTTGGCGAACCGGGCGAAGCTGATCGGGATGGGAGGCACGATGGTCCTATGAACTGGCAGGATTGGTACACCGACACCATGAGCGTTTACCGGGTGCGGGAGGTCCTGGACGGCAATTTGACCCGGCATGAGCGGGCGCTGGTGTCCGGGAACATCCCCTGCCGCATCTACCAGAGCGACAACAGGACCGTTAACATGACCGAGACAGCGGCCAGCCTGAAGGAGTCCGACCACCTGGCCTGCGACATCTCTGTGGATGTGCGGGCCGGGGACGAGCTGGTGATTACCAGAGGCGGCAGGCTGGGAAAGCCGGGGCCGGTCATCCGGGCCTTTGCCGGGGAGCCGAATCTCTACTATGAGCCGTTCGGGGCCATCATCCCGGGGCTGGCCCATCAGGAAATCCGGCTGTTACAGCAGGAGCGTGTGACATGACACTGGAAGAGCGGATTGCACAGCTGCGGGATGTGGAGGCGCGGTTTCCCGGGGAGCTGACCGCCGTTGCGAAGGGAGCCACCATCCGGGCCGTGGAAAAGGCCGCGGAGCTGACGCCGCCCACGCTGGACGATCTCTCCGGCACCAATACCCGGTCCGGTGGGATGAAGCAGCACTGGGCTACGGATTCCAGAGTGGTGCCTGTGAAGCGGGGCAGCACCTATGTGACGGAGCTGAACAACGACAAGCAGTATGCCTCCTACGTCAACGACGGCCACCGGATGGACCGGCATTTCGTGCCGGGATTGGTCATCAACCCGGAGAGCGGGATGCTGGAGTACAACCCGGACGGAAAAGGCGGCATCGTGGTGGGCACGAAGACCCAGTATGTGGAGGGGCTGTTCATGGCAGAGGCGGCCCATGAGGAATACCATCGGGTAGTTCGTGCGGAAGCGGAACGGCTGCGGAGGATGCTGGAATGAACTTCACGATTTCCACAATTGCAAAGAGTCTGGCGGACTATCTGGCCCCGTCCTTCCCCGGTGTGACCTTCTACGAGGACCCGAACCAGCAGGACAGTAAACCGCCGATGATGTTTTTGCAGCAGCGGTACGCCCACATCGAGCCCCGGCGGAACAACGGGTATTATCTGCGGCGGATCGGGCTGGACCTGACGTATCTGGTGGACTACAACCTGCCGGACTTGCAGCAGCAGTACCAGCAGGCGGCGGAACAGCTGGACCTGCGGATGGAGACCTTCCCTTATTCGGACGGAACGGACACCGCCCTGCTGCGGACCTATGAACGGGAGTGGCGGATTGACCTGGACGCGCTTCACTACAAGTTCGAGCTGCGGGTGTGGGTCACCATTCCGGAGGACAGCGTGAAGATGGAGACCATGGACTACGACGAAAGGCTGAAAGATGGCTAAGAAATACAGGCGGGAGGTCCTGCTGCGGGACCCCCGATTTGCAAGATACCAGAAGGACTTCCTGGGAGTGGTCCTTTCCAAATCCGAATACACCATAGCCGAGGCCGAAAAGGCGGTCAAGGCATTTTTCAAACAAAAAGGAGCGTGATTTGTATGGCTGGCGGCACCTGGCAGAGCCAGAACAAGATTCGGCCCGGCGTCTACATCCGGTTTACTTCTAACCGGGACCTGGGGCTGACGGTCAGCGACCGGGGCACGGTGGCGATTCCGGCGGCCCTCTCCTGGGGCCCGGTGGAGACCGTACAGACCATTGCGGCCGGGGCGGACATGGTCCCGTACACGGGGTATGATATCACCGACCCCAAAAACAGGTTTCTGAACGAGATGTTCAAGGGCACCAACCGGACGGCGGCGCCCAACAAGGTCCTGCTGTACCGCCTGGGGGCGACGGGGCAGAAGCAGGCTGCGGCGGAGATCGCTCCGCTGACAGCGACGGCCAGATATCCCGGCGTCCGGGGCAATGACATCACCATCGTGGTGACCGAACTGACAGACCCGGCGGACGCCTTCACCGTCTCCACAGTGGTGGGCGGCGTGATCGAGGACCAGCAGACGGCCAAGACTGTGGAGGACCTGACGGCCAACGACTGGGTGACATTCTCTGGAACCGGTGCCTTGGCGGCGAGCGTGGGCGCGCCCCTCACCGGCGGCGCGGATGGCGCTCCAGCCTCCAGCGATTATACGGACTTCCTGACGGCCATCGAGCCGTACAAGTTCGACGTGCTGGCCTACGATGGCTCGGACTCTGCCGTGGAGGATGCCTTCCAGGCGTTCATCAAGCGGATCGCCGACGAGGAGGGCGCACAGTCCCAGCTGGTGGCGGCGGGCCTGACCAACCCGGACTCCCGGTACATCACCAACGTGAACTCCGGCGTGGTACTCTCTGACGGAACAGCTTTGACGCCCCAGCAGGTGGTGTGGTGGGCCGCTGGCGCCCAGGCAGGGGCCCGGTACAACGAGTCCCTGACCTACGCCGCGTACCCCGGCGCGGTGGATGTGACGCCGAAGCGGGCCAATTCCGGGTATGAGGAGGCTTTGCAGAAGGGGGAGTTCGTGCTGTTCGCGGACGACGGCGTGGTGAAGGTGGAGCAGGACATCAACTCTCTGGTGACCTATACCACGGACATCACCGAGCCCTACCACAAGAACCGGGTCATGCGACTGCTGAACACCATCGCCAATGACATCTATGAGCAGTTCTCCGACGGTTTCATCGGCGTGGTGAACAACAACGAGGCGGGCCGGATGCAGTTCAAGAGCGCCATTGTGGGCTATCTGCTGGACATCCAGGCAAACAGCGGCATCCAGAACTTCGACGCGGAGGATGTGACCGTGGAGGCGGGCGAGGCCATTGACGCCATCGTGGTCAATCTGGCGATTCAGCCGGTGGATTCCGTGGAGAAGATTTACGTCACCATCTCGGTGAACTGAGGGAGGTGTGATACATGGCGTATTTACTGGCAAAGGACACCCTGAACGGCGCGGAGGGTTCCATCGTCGTGACCCGTGACGGCAAAAACTATGTGGTGGCCGGGATGCGGAACATCACCACCAACGCTGAGATGCAGTCCAACGATATGCGGGTCATCGGCACCCGGACCATCCAGGACAAGCCCAACGGCGCCAAGCTGACGGGCACTGGGAATATCTACTACGGCACCAACCTGTGGACGGACATGGTGCTGGAGTATATCCAGACCGGCGTGATGCCGGAGTTCGACATCCAGATCACCAACCATGACCCCACCACGTCCGTGGGCGCTCAGGTGATGGCCTATTACGGATGCCACCTGACCGGGACCGTCCCGCTGAGCATTCTCAATGACGAGGAGTCCATGCTGAGCTACGACTTCAACTTCGCTTACACCCGGGTGGCCCGGCTGCAATCGTTCAACGACCCGGCACAGCTGGGGAACTAAGGAGGAAACATGAGCAATTTGTCTGCGTTCCTGCATCCCGTGACGGTGCAGGAAGAGAAGGAGATCGTCATTTCCAGACGGTTTTTGGATGAGGACGGCAACCCGGCCAAGTTCAAGATTCGGTCCATTACCCAGGACGAGGCGGACGCGCTGCTGAAGCAGTCCACCCGGACCGTGAAGAAGCGGGACGGCAGCCTGGAGCGGACGGTGGACGACCAGGACTTCAACCGGCGCTTGATCGTGGCGGCCACGCTGGTGCCGGACTTCCGGTCCACGGAGCTGTGCGGCGCCTATGGCGTCATGGACCCGCTGATGGTCCCCGGCAAGATGCTGTTTTCCGGGGAGTTCAGCAATCTTCTCCGGGAGATTCTGGACCTGTCCGGCCTTGGCGGTTCTGTGGAGGACGAGGCAAAAAACTGATCGCCGGGGACGCCTGGGACGTTGACACGCTGGTGGCCTACTACTGCTTTGTCAACCTCGGGTGGGCCCCCGGTCAGTATGACGCTCTGCCCCGGCGGGAAAAGGCCCTGGTGCGGGTCTTTGCCCTGCGGAGCATGGAGGAGAACAAACAGCTGCAGGACAGCTTGAAAAAGAGGTGAGACCGTGGCGGTCATTGAAGATACTCTCCGATTAAATGATGAATATTCCCGAGTCATTCGGGACTACATCAACAATTTGAACCGTGCTGGGAATTCCGCACGAAACGGGGCCAATAGCAACCGCCTGTATGGCAACAGCGCGGCCAATGCCGCCCGGCAGACCTCCGGGCTGGTGAGTGAGCTGCGCAGTCTGGCGGGGGCGTATCTTGGCATTCAGGGCGTGCGGGCGCTGACGGGGCTTTCGGACTCCATGACGAGCATCACGGCCCGGCTGGACATGATGAACGACGGCTTGCAGACCACGGAGGAGCTGAACCGGATGATCTATGAGTCCGCCCAGAGAGTTGGAGCGTCTTATCAGCAGACGGCTAGTTTTATTTCTAAAATCGGAATTTTGGCTGGAGACGCATTCCAGTCCTCAGAACAAACGGTTACATTCGCGGAGCAGCTCAATAAAATCATGGCTTTGTCCGGGACAACTTCAGCAGAAGCAAGCGGGGCTATCACTCAATTAACACAGGCGCTGGCTTCTGGAGTCCTGCGGGGCGATGAGCTGAACTCTGTTATGGAACAACTTCCTATGATTCAAAATGTAATTGCGGATTATATGGGAGTTTCCAAGGGAGCCATCAGGGATTTGGCGGCAGAAGGTTTGATTACTGCCGATGTTGTTAAGAATGCCGTGTTGAACGCGGCGGACTATATCAACGCTAAATTTGAGAATATGCCGGTTACTTGGGGCAGAGTATGGAATCGTATGCAGAATGCAGCCATTTGGGCATTGCAGCCCGTTTTGAACGCGGTGAACTGGCTGGCGAACAATCTGTCCATCATCGGGCCGATTGTGGCTGGGCTGGCGGCGTCCTTTGTGGTGTTCCAGGTGGCGGCCCACTGGACGCAGATCGCGGCCGCGGCGGCGGGGGCCTATCACGCTGTTGTGAGAGTTCTTACGATAGGGTTTGGCGTTTTGACTGGAAATGTAACAGCAGGCCGCGCAGCGGTTCTTGCATTCAACAGTGCCCTTTTGGCGTCCCCGATCACTTGGATCATCATGCTGGTGGGGGTACTGATCGGGCTGCTGTACGCAGGCGTGGCGGTCTTTAACAAAATCACGGGAGCAAGTGTTTCGGCAACTGGAATCATTGCTGGGTCGGTCCTATGGCTTGCGGCTACGATAGGGAACACCGTCATTGGACTTCTGAATGGGATTATTCAATCTATTTGGACCCTCTTTGTGAGCCCGTTCCTCGGAACGATAGAGTGGGTACTCAATGCGGCGAACGGCGGATTTGATTCCTTCGGCGGCGCTGTGGCAAACCTGATTGGAAATATCGTGTCCTGGTTCTTGGACCTTGGGAAAGTTGTCACGACGATCATTGACGCCATTTTTGGGACAGACTGGACCGCTGGCCTTACATCTCTGCAGAACAGCGTTCTTCAATGGGGAAAAAACGAAAATGCCATTACATTGAACAGAACTGCGCCGACCATAAACTATCGCTTTGGGGCAAAAGATGCTTTTCAGACCGGCTACAACTGGGGCAGCGATCTTTTTGACGGCGGCACATCGGAGCTGTTTGCCCAGTCCACGGCCTATGACAACATCGCCTCCATCGCCGGCAGCGTGAAGGGCATTGAGAAGTCCGTGAACATGAGCGAGGAGGACATCAGGGCTCTGGTGGACGTGGCGGA